AATAACCTGACTACCGCTATGTGGGCCAGTATGCGAGATCTCCTTGATAACAAACAGATTGTTATTGAAGACGATGAGCAGACGATTGGTCAGCTTTCTTCCAGAAAATACACCATGGCCAGTAATGGAAAGCTTGAGATTGAACCAAAAAAGGAAATGAAGAAAAGAGGACTTGATTCTCCTGACCGGGCAGATGCTCTTGCGTTGGCATTGTATCTTGGAAAAATCAAGAAGCACACAGGTACGGCACCAAGTGCAGGTGCTATGCAGAAATTGTCAAAAGATAATTATTGGGGCTGATATAGCCAGAAAGAGAGGTGATGAAGATGAAAGAGTATGGACGGATTGGACAGAAACGCTGGGAAGGCGTGTTTAATGAAGAGTTTCTTCCTGAACTATCCGGAATAAGAGGCGTGAAAACGTATCGTGAGATGCTCGACAATGATGATACGATTGGAGCGATAATGTTTGCTATAAAAATGCTGATTCGTCAGGTTAAATGGCATATTGAGCCGGGCGGTGATAGTGCAAAAGACCGGGAAGCAGCAGAATTTGTAGAATCGTGTATGGACGATATGCAGAATACATGGACTGACACCATCTCAGAGATTTTATCATTTCTCGCATACGGTTGGAGCTTTCATGAAATTGTCTACAAGCGCAGGATGGGAAAAACAAAAAATCGAAAAACATCAAGCAAATATTCAGATGGACTGATTGGATGGCAGAAGATTCCGCCCAGAGCGCAGGATACGTTGTAGCTAAAGCGGGAGAGTACGTGATTGGTGTTGCCCTCAATTCTGTGTCTGCCGGAGGATACAGCAGAATCCAGATTGCAAAATATCAGAAAGCAAAAGCGTAAAGGAGGAATGTAAACATGAGAAATACAACAGCGGGAATTAAGGCTGAAATCGCAAAAGGCGTGTTCAGACCCCACACAGCACTTACTAACATGGCACTGGCTTATTACCAGAATGCCAGCAATTATTTCGCAAAAGCTCTTTTTCCAACCTGTCCGGTAGGTCTTTCTTCTGACAATTACTACATTTTTAGCAGAGAAGATCTCCTGAGAGATAACTGGCAGAGAAAACCGGCATATGGCAAAGTTGACCCGACAACAATTGGCGAAAGCACTGACAACTATGTCTGCAAAGTAGATCAGATGATTATGGGTATCGACCAGATTCGCCAGACCGACCTTTCCAGACGTCAGGGTCCATCTATCATTCAGCCTAAACAGCAGCGCACTAGAACAATTGCAGAACAGGCTAACATCCACCAGGACCGTTTGTTTGCAGCGAGCTATTTCAAAGAAGGAGCATGGAAGAACGAACTTGAGGGTGTTGATAACACCACTCCAAGCACAAACCAGTTCATTAAGTTCAGCAATGCAAATTCTGACCCTATTGCATTTATCGACAAAGAGAAGACCGACATGAACCAGCAGACAGGTCGCATGCCGAATCGTCTTGGTCTTGGTATTAATGTATTTAATGCTCTGAAAGTACATCCGGGCATCCTCGAAAGGGTTAAATACGGTGGAAGCACCGCAAATCCGGCATCTGTAACAGAGAATGTGCTTGCGCAGTTGTTTGGAGTTGAAAAGATTGTAGTGCTTAAATCCATTATGAACAGTGCAAGCATGGGCGCAGATGAAGAAATGCAGTATATCGGAGATCCGAACGCATTTCTACTGGCTTATGCAACTAACGCACCGAGTATCGATGAACCGTCTGCAGGTTATATCTTCACATGGGATATGCTCGGCAATGGACAGATGCTTCCGATCCTGAACTATCTTGGAGAGAATGGCACACATACTGAGTACATTGAAGGTCTTATGGCGACACATCTGACGATCTTGCAAGATTTTATAAAGCTGCAGTTTAAGGAGGAACCTATGAAACTTGTTGCAAACAAGCCATGCAATCTGAATGGAAAGAAATATTTCATCGGTGAAGAAGTCCCGGTTGAAGAAGTGGTTGATTACGCCAGTTTAGTAAAGATGGGGCTGTTATCAGTGATTCATGACGCTGTTCCGGAGGATAATCTTGAAGAATGTGTTGCTATGGTAGGAGAGGTAAGCTTTTCTATTCCAATTGTCAAAGGTCACGAGACGATTGATTTGGACGTTACAGAGCCTCAGATGCAGGATGCAGTAAAAACTATGCAGATGAGTGCAGATGCTGCTGTAGCTCATATTAGAGGGAATATTGAGGACGATACAACGCTTATTATCATCAATGCTCTTGACTCCAGAGCAACCGTAAAAAAAGCAGCAGAGTCAAAAGCCAAAAATCTCATTGAACAGGAAGAAAGTAAAGGTGATGCCTGATGGCAGGAACTTATACATATGAACCTGCCATGATCACATCGTATGGGAAAGATCGAATGAGGTTTGAACTTGGAGATGTGATGGTAGATGGAAAAGAGAGAACTTGTGCATTGTCAGACGAGGAATACATCGTTTTGTGTGATGATGTTCAGTCTGCGAAAGATTGGAAACGGGCAAAATTAAAGTGCCTTGAAAGTATATTTCGCAGGTTTTCTTTTGAACCTGATACAACAGTTGGCCCTACCTCATTCAAATTTGGTGATAGGGCTAAATTGTGGCAGGAAGAATATGAGAAGCTGAAGAAAGACCTGAAACTTGCTTCTGTATCCCCATCGGCTATTCTGATGAATGCCGGAGATACAAGCAAACAGCCAGTGCCATATTTCTACAACGGAATGATGAGCCATGAAGAAAGTGATGGTGTAGATATATGATTAGTCCATTTGGCTTGATGTATCTAAGACCGGGAAATTTATGGACAGATTTTGTGGTAAGACGAAAGAGCATTCGCAACATACTCGGACATCCTGTGTCAGATTTTGAAGCGAAAGGCGAGATATCAGGAATACTTGCTGAAGCATCTACACATGAATCTGACCGAATGAAACACAGGTGGGATCAGGAACAGCATTCCTTAACCCACACTCTTGTTATCCGAGATTCTGCAAATGTAAAGCAGGGAGACTATCTAACTACCGCAGGAAGAACCTTCCTCGTTCTCTTGTGTGAGGATCCCGGAAACCTTGGAGCAACTGGCTTAATATATCTTGAAGAAAGGAATGATCTGAAATGACGCCTGCCGAAGCAGCAGAAGCAGTAAAAGTTCAAGTTCAAACAGACAAGGAACGGATAGAGCAGCAGGTGATCGCAAGATATCCAAGGGCTTCAAATGCCCTTAGAAATGCTGCATTATCTGTACTGGCAAATCCAAGCCCGTCAGCTCCGGGCAGTCCACCGGGTGTTCGGAGCGGACATTTAAAAAATAACTGGCATATGAGCGGCGGTGCGGTATGCATTACTTCAGGTATGGGATATGCTGGCTATCTGGAACATGGTACCAGAAAGATGGCGGCCCGTCCTTTTGTTGACAAAATACAGCAGACGGCATTACCGAATGTTATGGCTATATTTGCAGAAATCGGAGGTTGATATGCTTATTGATCACATTGAACGAGCAGAATTTAATGCGGAGGAAATGCGAAGAGGAACTCTCGTCTTTGCAAAACATAAAACATGGAAAGAGGGAATCTCAGGTATTGTTTATCGCGCTTCTGCGGAACAGATTACAGTAATGTATCCGAATTCTCTGACAAATACCCAAAATCATTTTTTTATACCAGTTTCAGAAGTTTATAAAAATGAGTGGGAAATAAGATATTCGGGCGATGGTCTTCGTACTGTTCAGGAATACAAGGAGGCTGCGGATGAATCTTAGCGAACTGATTTTTAAACGTCTCTCTGCAGACGAAAATTTGCAGACAATGCTTGCTACATATGCCGGAGCACCTGCAATATTTGATTCTGAGTTTCCGGCAGACCAGCAGGAAGGATGGGAAGGAGCCACGCAGTATCCGAGGATATGCTACCGTATCGATATGCAGGTCAATCAGGAACGATCATCGGCGGGAACCTTGTATGTTGCAATGTATACGGATAAAACCAGTACGATAATTGAAGATATTGAAACAGCTGTGAAGCACTGTCTTCAGGACGTCCTGATGAAGCCGGCAGGAGAAGCACCGTTTTGCGTGGCGTGGGCGCGCACAGAATCGTATGCGATTGAGGGAAAAGAGGTGTGGTGCAAAGAAATGGCATTTGACATCCTCGAATACCCCGAACAGTTCAGCACGGATCCTGATCCGGTTCTTGCGGTAGCTGCGTATATCAAAAAGATATTTCCAGAGACAACAGTGCTTGGCATAGACAATGTTGGAGATTTTGTCGAAACATCAAGAACTCCCGTGTTCTATTGCAGATTGGCAAATATACAG